AGCAGTGAGTCAAAATCTGCTACCGAAGTAGATAGTTTTTTGAAACACTGGCACACCGCAGACGAAAATTCTAGACTCAATGCCAAAAAAAACAAGTTAGCGATCAAAGCCATGTGTGATGAATTTGAAATACCTTGTTTTATCTATGACACGTTTGATCACATGGCTCACAGCCGAGAACAAATTGGTTATGCACGGGACCGCATGCACTGCGGCCCTGAAGGTCATATTGCACTAGCGAATCGAATGGTATATGATTGGTCCCAAAAACAATCTTGAAACTGTACTGGTCAAAGCGCCGCACCGCAGAGAAGTATACAGCGAGCAAGAGCTCACTGAATTTGCTCTATGTGCAGACCCAGTCAATGGTCCTTTGTATTTCATGGATCATTTTTTCTACATACAGCATCCCACCCGCGGCAAGATGCTGTATCATCCTTTTGACTATCAAAAGAGACTGATTGCCACCTATCACAACTACAGATACTCAATATCGTTGATGCCGCGACAAACTGGCAAGTCAACTTCGGCCGCTGGCTACTTGCTGTGGTACGCAATGTTTGTGCCAGATTCTACCATCCTCATTGCTGCACACAAATACACTGGTGCCCAAGAGATCATGCAACGCATACGCTATGCCTATGAACTGTGCCCAAATCATATCAGAGCTGGTGCCACCAGTTACAACAAAGGCAGCCTGGAATTTGAAAACGGGTCACGTATTGTGAGCCAGACCACCACCGAGACCACTGGTCGAGGTATGAGTATTTCGCTGCTGTATGCTGACGAGTTTGCGTTTGTGAGACCCACCATTGCCAAAGAATTTTGGACCTCCATATCGCCTACACTGGCCACTGGTGGTAAAGCAATCATCACATCTACTCCCAACTCTGATGAAGATCAGTTTGCGTTTCTGTGGAAAGGTGCCAACAAGACCACAGATGAACATGGCAACACCACAGAGCTGGGCATCAACGGATTCAAGGCATTTAGAAGCTATTGGCGAGAGCATCCTGACCGCGGAGACCAATGGGGCGCAGAACAATTGGCTCAGCTGGGCGAAGAACGTTTTCGTAGAGAAATGGACTGTGAATTTGTTATCAACGATGAAACTTTGATCAATCCTATCCGTCTCATGGATTTAGAAGGCATCGAGCCCATACGCCGAACAGGTCAGGTACGCTGGTACAAGAATCCTGTCAAAGAAGGCATGTATGTGGTTGCACTGGACCCTAGCCTGGGCACTGGCGGCGACCCTGCTGCCATACAGGTTTTTGATGCTCGTACCACAGATCAAATTGCCGAATGGCGTCACAACAAAACTGATGTGCCTACACAGGTCAAAATACTGGCAGACATTGTGAAAGAACTGCATGCAGTGGTCAACGATGAAAAAAGCATCTACTACTCAGTGGAAAACAACACGCTGGGCGAAGCAGCACTGATCAGCATAGCTGAATACGGCGAAGAAAACATTCCAGGGTATTTTTTGAGTGACAATTCAGTGACGGGCAGCACAGGGCGCCGGTTTCGCAAAGGATTCAATACCACCAACAAAAGCAAAATAACGGCCTGCAACAAACTGAAAATTTTGATAGAATCTCAACGTATGAAAATCAACAGCAGGATGTTGGTTTCTGAGCTCAAAACATTTGTAGCCAACGGAACCAGTTATGCTGCTAAACCTGGCGAAACTGATGATTTGGTCATGGCCTGCTTGCTGGCAGTGCGTATGTTGTTGATGCTGCAAACCTATCATGCTGATCTTGACACGCATCTCAAAGATCACAGTGACAACATTGTAGAACCCATGCCATTCATATCAATCATGCGCTAAGATAAATAATGCACTATGGCACGTGAAAATCTCGCACAAGATCTAGCCGATTTGTTGGCTACCAAAAACTTTGATGTCAAATATACCGACGAAAAAGGCATGGACAGCACTCCAGCTGACGCCAAGGTATTTGCATTTGATTGGATAGCCAGTTCAGGCAAAAACTACGGCACAGTGGTCATTATTCTAGGCGACGACAATGACCTGCAATTGTTTTTTGGGGACAACATTGGCCGAACCATGGACGATCCCAATGACAAACTGGATTGGTTTGGCAGCGAACGTCATCCTGGATTCTTGGAAGAAATGTCACGTTTTGCCACGTCACATGGCTTGGCCACATTTAGTCCCAAAAATATCAATCAACTCAAACACACCATGGCTGGTATGGCTGCCATAAAAGAAGGCCTGTTTGAAGGCTACTATGGCAATCGCAGAGTCAGCTACATGGGCGAGCCTACAGAAGCTCGTTTGGTCATACGTCACAATCGCATGATAGGCGAAGACGACAAACGCTATCGTTATGTGGAAAGCCTGTTTATCGAAACTGTGGACGGCGAACGTTTTCGACTACCATTTGTGAAACTGGCTGGTGGCCGAGCCATGCTGGAGCATGTGCGTCAAGGTGGTCGCCCTTACGACATTCGCGGGCAGCACATTGCAGAAATTGTGTCAGAAATGTCTGTGCTCAGCAGATTCAACCGAGCCAGCCAACAGCGAGTGTTTGAAGGTGTGACACAGGCCTTGGTGGAAACAGCACAGCAATACTATGCACAACTGCGCGATGACTTGCAGAGTCTCAGCACTGGTCGCGGTTACCAACAATATTTTGAATCATGGTCACCAGCTGACATTGCAGATCAATCTGCTTTGGTAGAAGATCTTAAGACCATGTTCATTGAACAAACACTGGATGCCAGAATTGAAGCAGCACTGCCCACACTGGCCAAAATACAACAAAGAGGAAGAGCTATGAAAGAAGCACAAATTTTTGAAAACTGGGCAAACCAGATCATGGAAGGAACCTGGGCTCTTCCAGACACACCTGAGGCGCAAAAAAAACTAGACAACTTAATGAGCAGTGAACTGATTGTGGGCCCAGACGCCACCAATGCCACTGAGCAGTTGTATGATGTAATAGGCGATGATGAACTGTTTGACATCCTGTCAGACTTGGCTCAGCGTGATCCCAGAGCCAACATCTGGGATGATTCTGACGTGCAAGCCCGCCTGGCTGAACTGGGCATTCAAACTCCTCAGAGCACTGAGGTAGAACCTGCGGACGTGGCACAGGACACAGCACCAGGCCAGCAAGGTGTGGCGGAAGCAGCCAAATGGCGTGATACCAAATACAAAGACCGATTGTATACCCAAGAACCCGGGGACAGCGATGATTATGACAACATTGGGTATGGCTACGATTTTCCTGAGCGTCCAGAAAACGATCCAGGTCAAAAACGTAGAATGGGCGGAGTTGGCAGTGAATTTGATAGCAATGATCCATTGGTCAAAGGCCAAGGTATTGGGCGTAGCGGAATCAAGCATAGTCTCAATCTCGCAGGCAAGAGAAAAGGTCTACCATCAAGAGATCAAATTACCAGTCTCAAAGGCAGTATCAAAGATGCACATGGCAAACATCGTAAGCCCAACTTGCCAGAGCAAGGTGTGGCGGAAGGCAAAGAACTCACTGACATACTACGCTACGCAGGTGTGTCCGTGAAAGAAAGTGTGCTTACAGATTCAACCGGTGCCACACTAGATCACATTCTCAAACGTTTCAGTCGCGAAGTTTCTGACTTCAAACAAACTGGTGAATTGGATCGTGACCTGTTTGAAGCCTTGTATGACTACTACTTTGATGACATGCCCTATGGAATCAAAAAAGCTCGCACTGGTGATCCAGATGAATGGATCGGCGACCGCTTGGCAGCAGAATTGGGCATGAACGAAGCCGACAACATCAGCACATTTGAAGTCATGAGTGGCTTTGACGCACCTGTGGCCGAAGGTAGCTGCAACATGACCACAGAAGGTGAATACTGCCCAGAACATGGCTTGGCCGAGTGTGGCATGAGTGAACAAAATGTGCCCATACCCAGTTCTAGCACCGCGGCCATCGTAAAAGGATCAACTCAAGCAGCCAGCCAAGGCATAGGCGCCACTCGTCCAAACACAGCCAACATGCCACTGTCAGAAAAAGAGGACGACCCAATCAATCGCAATGCAGCCATCACTGGCAGCTACTACGAAAGCGATGCATTGGCTAGAATGAAAAAATTGGCTTTGGGCAAATAAGTCATAAATAAATTTGACACCCGGAGCAAAGGCGCATATACTACACAGGTGTATGCGCTTTTTTGTTCTGTGTCACAGGCAACTCAATCTACATTGTTAGATAGGCAACACAACATAGGCAACTTTTAAAGGAGAAAATACTATGGCATCTTTAGCAGAAATTCGAGCACGTTTACAGGCAGCTGAAAACAAACAAGGTGGGCAATCCACCGGTGGAGACAACTCCATTTACCCACACTGGAACATGGAAGAAGGCCAAAGCGCCTCAATTCGCTTCCTACCAGATGGTAACTCAAAGAACACATTTTTCTGGGTCGAACGTGCAATGATTCGCCTGCCCTTTGCTGGCATCAAAGGCGAAATGGAATCCAAACAGGTCATGGTGCAAGTGCCCTGCGTGGAGATGTGGGGCGATGCTTGCCCTATTTTGGCCGAAGTTCGTACCTGGTTCAAAGACAAGAGTCTTGAGGACATGGGTCGCAAATACTGGAAGAAACGCAGCTATGTGTTCCAGGGTTTTGTACGTGAGAATCCCTTGGCCGATGACAAGACTCCAGACAATCCTATCCGCAGGTTCATCATTGGGCCGCAGATCTTTACCACCATCAAGGGTGCACTGATGGACCCTGAGCTGGAAGAATTGCCAACCGACTACCTGCGTGGTCTGGACTTCCGCATCAGCAAAGGATCCAAAGGTGGCTTTGCTGACTACAACAGCTCTAAGTGGGCTCGCAAAGAGAGTGCACTCACAGAAGCCGAACAGGCAGCCATTGAAAAACATGGCCTGTTTGACCTTTCAACATTCTTGCCCAAGAAGCCCACTGACGTTGAGCTTCGTGTGATCAAAGAAATGTTTGAAGCTTCAGTGGATGGCCAGCCCTATGACACTGAGCGTTGGGGTCAGTACTTCCGTCCAGCTGGCGTTCAAGCACCAGGTCGTGGCGACAGCGAAGATGCTGCACCAGCACCTGTGGCCAAGGCAGTGCCTGTGGCCAAGGCAGCCTCTGCTGCCCAGGATGATGATCCACCGTTTGACACCGATGAGGCCCCAGCAGCCGCAGCGCCTGTGACTACTGCCAAGCCGTCAGGCAATGCAGCCGACATCCTGGCCATGATTCGTGCTAGACAAAACAAGCAGTAATCAAAATTACACACAGGGGCAACCCTGTGTGTTTCTATTTTAAAGGCACAATATGGGAAAACCTTTTGACGTTTCAAAATTCCGTAAAGAAATAACCAAATCAATCGATGGACTCTCCATCGGTTTCAACGATCCCACTGACTGGGTCTCCACAGGCAACTATGCCTTGAACTACCTGATCTCGGGCGACTTCAATCGTGGCATTCCCTTGGGCAAGGTCACTGTGTTTGCCGGAGAATCAGGTGCTGGCAAAAGCTATATCTGCTCTGGCAATATTATTAAAAACGCTCAAGAGCAAGGCATCTTTGTGGTGCTGATTGACAGTGAAAACGCCTTGGATGAAGACTGGCTCAAGGCCTTGGGTGTGGATACCAGCGAAAGCAAATTGCTGAAGTTGAGCATGGCCATGATTGACGATGTGGCCAAGACCATTTCAACATTCATGAGTGACTACAAGGCTCTAGCCGAAGGCGAGCGTCCCAAAGTCATGTTTGTGATTGACTCACTGGGCATGTTGTTGACGCCCACTGATGTGAATCAGTTTGACGCAGGCGAAATGAAGGGTGATCTAGGACGTAAACCCAAAGCTCTCACTGCCTTGGTGCGTAACTGTGTGAACATGTTTGGTTCATACAACGTGGGTTTGGTTTGTACCAATCACACTTACGCTAGCCAGGATATGTTTGACCCCGATGATAAAATCTCTGGCGGTCAAGGTTTCATTTACGCCAGCTCTATTGTGGTGGCTATGAAAAAACTCAAGCTCAAAGAGGATGAGGACGGCAACAAGATTTCAGAAGTCATGGGTATTCGCAGTGCCTGCAAGGTCATGAAAACTCGCTATGCCAAACCCTTTGAAGGTGTACAGGTCAAGATTCCCTATGAGACAGGCATGAACCCTTACTCAGGCCTAACAGACTTGGCAGAGAAAAAAGGTCTACTCAAGAAAGATGGTAATCGACTGATGTTTGTAACTTCAGACGGAGAAATCATTAAGTTCTTCCGCAAAGGCTGGGAATCAAATGAAGATGGCTGCTTGGACCGACTCATGGCAGACTTTAAAAATCAGAAAGAAACGGTAAGTACCTCGGAGGAGGACGCAGAATGAACGCATTGGTAGCATCAGAAATTTGGGGCGAGTTAAAACGGTACATCAACATTGTTGATCGCGGAGAGGCTGCAGAACAATTGGTCAGTATCATGGTAGACAACGATGTAGACGTGGAAGATATCAAAGATGCGTTCAAAAGCGACGGTGATATCAAACGAGCGTTGACTTCTTATCTAGACAATGATCGCGATTATTCTGATGACGAAGAAGAATCTGAAGTCGACGACTATGATGATGACGATTATTGATGTCGGCAAAAGTCTTTCCTATCAATACAGCCACTGCTTGTAGATTAAAATGGGCCTGGAGCACATTGTATCTCAACAGTGGTACAACTGCTTCTTGCCATAGGTCTAGTTTGAGTACACTAGACACAGACAATTTTGAAAATTTTCACAATACTGATAAAAAAATCTCTGCTCGACAGCTCATGTTGCAATCGCAATGGCCAGCAGATGGTTGTGAGTATTGTAAAGACATTGAACAATCTGGTGGTATCAGTGATAGGTTGTTTCAAAACAAAATACCCAATGTATATCCATCTGAATTAGATACCAATCCTGCTCAGGTTGTGATCAACCCATCTATTGTAGAAGTATTTTTTTCTAATACCTGTAATCTCAAGTGCGTGTATTGCAAAGCCAGTTTGAGTTCTGCCATACAGGCAGAAGAGCTGGCTTTTGGCACCGGTGTACTTGCAAATCTTATACCGGAAGAAAACAACAAATACAAAGAACTGATACCCAAATTTTGGAGTTGGTTTGAAACCAACCATGCTTCATTGCAGAGATTGCAAATTCTTGGCGGAGAACCTTTGCTGCAAAAGGATCTATTCAAATTGCTTGACTTTTTTGAAAACAATCCTTGTCCTGCATTGGAGTTAAACATTGTTACCAATCTCAGTGTGCCTACGCATGTGTTGCAAAAAGCCAGTGAGCAAATGGCCAGATTGTTAATCACACGTAAAGTTAAACGTGTAGACATCCAGGCCAGTATAGACTGTTGGGGGCCAGCGCAAGAGTATGTTAGACATGGATTGAGTTTAGATTTGTTTGAACGCAATCTTAAAAGTTTGATTGGTATGAAGATTTTTCGCATAGGGTTACTGTCGACTATTTGTTCACTCACTATTCCTGAAATGCACGCCTTGGTGCATAAACACAAAGAGTGGTGCCAATCACAAGAAATTTTTTGGTATATGCATTTGGTGTTACCAGTGTCAGACAGCGTTTTAAGCCCAAACATTTTTGATTCAGATTATCTTGTACAACAGTTAGATAATGTTTATAATCTATTGCCGTCAAACAGTTGGGATCAACAGCAAACTAAAGAAGTGTTGTTAGGCATAATGAAGCAAATCGAAGCAACCAAAGTCAAAGACTCGGTCAAGCAACAAGAGTTGATAAAATATCTTGACGAGATAGACCGACGTAGAAGTTTAGATTGGAGACAATGTTTTCCTTGGCTGCCCACGGAGGTTGAACGTGTGG